TCAGGCACTTTCTGTTTTTGTGTTGCATTTTGTGTTGCATAGGTCCTCAAAATGCTTATTGGCTCTATCGCTCATTTTCTGCTCCATGTCCTGCAGGGTATGCCTATATACGCTCTTTAAAACCCCATCGTTGCCCCATCCGCCGCGCTGCATAATATAACTGTCCGGGATTCCAAGGGCGTGCTGAATGCTTGCGGAATAGTGTCGGAGGTCATGAAATCGGAAATGCGGTAAATTACATTCTTTTAATATCTTAGGAAACCGATCTGAAATCTGAGCTGGATTCAGAGACACAATTCTTCCTTTTCTTCCATCTATTTTATTAATAACAAAATCTGGAAATGTGATATAGCGATCTCCGGCATAGCTCTTGGGTTTTTTGACGACCCACTGATGATTTTCGTTGAGGACCATAGCTTGATTGATATGTACAATATTTCCGTCAATTTGATCGGATGTGAGAGCGCAGATCTCTGAGCGGCGCATAGGACCGAAAGCGGCCAATAGAACCGGAATTTCCATTTGTGTTCCAGAGACATGTTTAATCAGAGTTTTCACCTCTTTGTCCGTAGGAACATAAATGGATGGACGGGTTTTGTTTGGCAAGTCGGTCCGCAGGATGAAGTCTGGACGGTAGACGCCAAGAACCGCAGATAAAAGGCCATGCATGTTTCGGACGCTCTTTGGAGAGTGAGACAGCGTCTCTTCATTGATAGCTCTTTGGATCATTTCCTGAGTGAGTTTGGAAATCTTGCAGGACATAAGCCCTTGCAGATCTTTCTTTGCAGATCGCTTATATTCCCGCAGCGTAGCAGGAGATATCACGGCGGATCGAAGAGATATATACTTATCGTAAGCCTCTGATAATAGAATATCTGTAGTTTGGGTATGGTGCTCTTTTTCTACCGCCCATTCCGCAGCCATTCTTTCACATTCCCGTTTTCCTTTTGCTCCAGGAGTGGTGCAGGTGAAAGACTTGTAGATTCTCTTTTTCTTCACGGATCCGTCTGGCTGGATCACCTCCTCAGTGTGACTGTACACCTGGCAGCGCCAGGATCCTGACGCGAGTTTTTTAGCAGTAGCCATAAAATCATCTTCCTTTCTGTATTTAGGTACAAAAATAACAGCCATCGAAAACATGTTCCGATTGCGAAGGCTGTCCGAAGATGATACAATATTTTTGCACGTAAAATATATGTATGCATCTTCGGATGTATCGGCCGTCTCTGTGTTGGTAGCGCAGGGGCGGTTTTTATAACGTAAAAGACCCCGTATTTCTACGAGGTCTTCACATAATAAACTCATATCTTCTTTGATGCCCCTAAGGCGATATTTTGAGAAGTGTTTCTTCTCTGTTAGTTTATTATAGAGTATATTATGCTCGTAGTCAATGAAAATATTACGTATTTCCGATATTTATTTTCTAAAAACATATAATTCTTTTACTTTTTCGTTGATCTTCTTCATATTTTCTTCGGACAATGAAATGCCAGCTAACACTCCTTTTAAATTTCTTGGGTCAAAAATACGTATCTTACTTACAGTTGTGATTTGGTTCACAAGAGCAATGCTGCCTTCTTTCATGCGTGAAATTTCAAGACCTATTTTTCTGAGATATTCAAGTTGTTCTGTATTATGTGTTTGTTTTTCTTGCCAAGCAGCGTGGAGCTTTTTTGCGCTTTCTAAATTTTTTCTAGCAGCAAAGAGTTTTTGCTCGAATTCTTCTGTTCCTTCTTCGCAACTTTCCAATTCATCAACGGACTTTTTAGTGATAGTCAACATTGTATCAAAGAGGGATAATGTTTCTTGAATTTCAAACTGTTCCTTTTCTAAGGAGTGATTTATAGTGTCATATTTCAACTTCAACAACCGATAAATATCATTTCCCAGTTCTACATTGTTAGAATGAATTTCTTTTGCATCTTTTACCGATGTGAGAGGAATAACAGTCAAAACAGGTGAATTATGAGCGTTGTGATTGTCTAGAACTATACCGTAATGCAAACCTCCGTATTCAGCGCCAATGTTAAAGCCAAAATCAATTTTTACTATGTTTCCTCTTTTATAAGAAATATTCTTTGCGGGATCAAATTGTTCTTCAAAATTAATCATTCGAACGTAATCTTTAATCCAATATGAAATTAAATGAGCTTTTTTTAAATGCTGTTCAGATGAATCATTTATAAAACATTCAAGAAGATTGTTTAATGAGCGAATAGCAGATTTTTTATTTTGTATAACATCTTCTTTGGTAAATTCTTTTGCCATGATTATCTTACCTCTTTTCTTTCGGGGTTATATAAACGCCGAAGCGAATTAATTCAATTTAGTTTATTTTTATTCATGCGCCAGAGCTTCAATCTCCTGCACGTTTTCTTTATCAAAATCTTCCCCTGTAATATGTTTCATTGCATGATAGTAAGATTTGATTTGCTGTTCACGATTCAGGCGCGAATTGATAAAAATAGTATAGCTCCCGTCTTCATTAGGAATAACCATTTCCTTTCCGTAATTAGGAAAGTCTTTAAATACAATATTAACATCCAGTGTCGTCAATATTACCACGTTCCTTCCGTTTTAAAGCAAGTGCCATCTGATGTAATGCTTTTAAATCTTCTGCACTCATATCTTTTTGTACGTCAAATAATGCGCGGAGTTCTTTATTCTCAAAAATTTCCTGAGCTACTTGGGCGGTTTCGTTGTTGAGGTAGTAGATATCTTGGAGGGAAGAATCTTCGCCGGTTCTTAAATAGTCTAAAGTTACATTAAAGAAATCTGCAATCTTTAACAGTTTTTCATCCTTAGGCTTACTGCGACCATTTTTCCAATCAGAGAAGGTCGACTTGGTGATTCCCGTGGCTCTTGCAACGTCAGAATCTTTTAATCCTTTATCGTCTCTTAGCTTGCAATAAATTTCATACATAATTTCACCTCTAAAAAGTTCTGAAATCCGTATAAAATAGTATTGACAAGTTCTGAAATCCGCACTATAATAACCTCATGAAGTTCGGAAATCAAAACAAATAGATCAATCTATTTTATTAATAATATATCTGGTACATGTATTATATCTGATTTCCGAACTAATTACAATAGAAAAGTTCGGAAAGAGGTGAAAAAATGTATCGGAAATATATGAAATTAAGAGATGATAAAGGTGTGACCGATTATAGAGTTTCTGAAGATACGGGAATTACAAAATCTACATTTTCAGATTGGAAATCCGGAAGAAGTAAACCTAAAGCGGACAAACTCAAAATTCTTGCTGACTACTTTGGCGTAGGTATTGAGTATTTCTTGGAAGACAGTCGAGAGAAGGGAGAGTGAAGTAGGTGAAAGAAAAAATAATCTGGTATTTGTGCGACGGAGAGAAAGAGGACTGCAAAAAGAGACGTTGTTATAAAAATACAAAAGAAAATCCATGCAGACATACAAAAGACATAAATCACGCTGTGAACTTTAAGAAAAAAATATATGGCACACGTGAAGTTTACAGAGAATCCGACTGTGATGAAAACAACACAGCCGGAACAGATTCTAAGGAATGAATTTTGTAAGAAAATTCACAACATCTTTTAAACCGTTTTTAAATTTGTTTTCCATGTAGATGATAGTTTCATCGGTAAGTTTAATGTCATTAGCTAAATCATCACCAGGACGACATATAAGATAACCTTTGTAATGAAGTTTCCAGCAAAGATCGGAAACGTAATCAGACGAATCGGAAGGTGAAAATAAATCGCGAACTTCATCGGAATCACGAAAATAATTTGCTTCATCAAATGATAAAGCTGGCTGGCGACTGAGAACTTCTTTATACATGGAAACAAGAAGATGCTTTTGTTCGTTGGTCAAATTATCCATAAATAATATTTCTCCTTTCATAATACTCGGGCATTGGCGGATGCCTTGTATCTAAAGAATAGGAGAGAAGAGAAGGAAAGTCAATAACTTCTGGAAGACAAAGCGAGGTGAGAAAAGTGAACCGGAAAAAAAGAAGAACAAAAGAAATATTGTACAACTACATGGAAGTTCTAGCAAAGAACTACAGAAATATAGAGCCGGAAGAAATGACCGACTCTATATGCAAGATTTACGACAGATTAAATAGAGGAGTCTTTGAGCGCAGAAGTCTTAGACTGGCGGTTAGTTTTGTGATAGTGAATCTTTTTGTATGTATCACAATACTTGTCGTAAATTTCTTCCGGAGAAAGTCCGGATAAATCCTGATTCCGAACATAAAGGAATGCAATTGCTTCTTGGTCGTTCGCAGGAAATGAAGAAAGATTAATTTCAGACATAAAAAAACTCCTTTCATAATACTCAGGCATGGCAGTGCCTGTGTTTACAGGATAGGAGAAAGTAAAGTAAAAGTCAACAGATTTTGGATGACAAGAGGAGGGCGCTATAAGTGTGGATTCCTAAGAAAAAATGGGAAGCATTGGAGAAAAGAATTGCGGATCTTGAGAAAACAGTACAAAGTCAGCAAAAAGAAATTGTTTTCCAGAAGTACTTGTATAGATCTTTGAAGAAAGATTTACAAGCAGAAAATGGGTACAAGAAAAGAGGTGAAGAGTATGCCACAGGCTTTTGTAACAAAGAATCAGCGCCGTGGACATGAGTTTGTCCGGGCAGTTCAAAACTATATTTTTGAGAGTGGAGAAACCAAAACAAGTCTTATGGAAAGGGCAGGATTCAGCAATACAAAATTTTATAGTCGGATGAAGAATCCGGGAAGCCTTACGTTGGAGGAATTTTGGCAGTTATGCGACATGATGGATGTTCCTCCGGAAGTAAGATTAAAAATTGTAAATTAGGAGGACAAGCCATGAAAGCAAGAACAATTGAGCAGTATAAGATTCTGAAGTGGATTGAATATAATTTCGTCCCGGGAACTGTCAAGGTTACTTTTGATGGTCGGAAGACAGCAACTATCACAGATCAAACAGGAGCAACTGCAACAATCAACTGTACAGAGGATGGAACAGTATATCTGGAGGAAACGGGATGCGGAGAAAATATTTAGCATTAGCATACATAGCTGTATTTGAAACGATATTATCCTGGGATAAGTGGGATGGAGCAATCGAGATGATTATGGTAACGCTGATGTTTTGGGGTATTAATGTGATTTTAATGATTATGGCGGAGATGGAGGAGGAAAACGATGCGGATTATAAAAGCCATCAGAAACGCAAAGCGCCTGGAAAAAGAAAACACAGAGCTGCGTAAGGCCATTGAGGAAGCTTTGCAGGATTTACAGGATACAGAGTGCCCTCTTGGGGTACGGGCTCTGTCAGCAAGTATCCGGTTGGAGAGAGCGTTGGAAAACAAAGGGAGGGAACCGCAATGCCGGAGAGATTGACCAGGAAAAATGGCAGTGGTACATACCGTGTTCCTATGGCAACTCAGGGAGAACTGGACTTGAAATGGCAGCAGGGTGAGCTGAATGTATTCGGTGAACTGGCTAACCGGTTAGGACAGTATGAAAATCTGGGAACGGTAAAGGAATTAACGGAACTGAAAAACAGAATAAAAAAATAGCCCGTACACGGCAATGTACGGGCAAGGGCTTGCGTCCTTCAGAAATAACCTATGAAAACAATATACCATCTGAGGGACGTAAGGTCAAGATAATACGGGAAAATCCCGTTTTTATTTTTAACTTTTTTGGGGACAGGACCCCTTTAAGGCTTGATAAGGAGTATTAGACTTACGACAGAGGTGGTATATGAAGACAAGATATAAGAAGACAAGATATAAGAGGAAGACAAGATATAGGAGGGAGACATGGGAATTTGGATCTACCAGGGAAGTGGAAGAAAAACACACTGGGAATTATGGAGCAAGAGGGCAAAAAAGAGAGAAGAGAAGAAAACCAACTAAGGAAGAGATTGCCAAACAGAATCAATGGAAAAGAGAACGGGATGTTCGCCGGCTGATTAAGTGGAATTTTACTCAAAATGATTACTGGATGACCATTACCTACAAAAAAGGAGAGCGCCCATCTGTAGAAGAAATGAAAAAAGATATGGAGATTCTAATCCGGAAGGTACGTACTCAATACAGAAAAGCAGGAAAAGAACTGAAATATATATGCAGGATGGGTATCGGAAAGAGAGGCGGCCCGCACATACATATTCTGGTAAATCGATTCGCAACAGAAGAGACGGCAACAGATCTGATCTTTTCTCGTTCCTGGACAAAAGGCCATGTTAATTTTAAAACCACCTATGATATGGGAGGGTATAGAGATCTTGCAGAATACATCACAAAGCCGCTGGAAGAATGGGAAGAAGAGTGCATTAAAAGATACTCCAGATCCAGAAACCTGATTAGCAAGGATCCAGAGAAAAAGATAATAAACCGAAGAAGCCTTGTAGATTCCAAAGGCGATATAATCCCACCAAAAGCCCCAAAGGGTTATTACATAGACCCGGAATCCATAAAAATGGGAATTAATCCTGTAACTGGCTGTGCCTACAGGCATTACACATTAATAAAACTGGACAGGAGGATTTAAGTGAAACAGGTAGATGCTTTTATTATCACATCCACCAGAGCGCCGGGAAAGACCCGGAGAGCGTGGTATCAATATATTTTAGTCTGCAATGGTCATACTGTGCAGAAAAAAGAGCAGGTATTGGATACAACCGGACACAGAATGGTTCTGGAATGTGCCATAGCAGCTCTGAAACGCATGAATCAGTCTGCCATGATCACTATACATACAGACTGTCATTACTTTGCGGACGGCCAGAGAAGACTTGCTGCCTGGAAAGATAATGGCTGGAAAAGATCAGATGGAAAAGAACTGAGAAATCTGGACCTGTGGCAGGAAATAGAGGAATTACTGCGTCCTCATGCAGTGCAGTTCCATATCGAAAATATGGAGCTTTATAAAAATCCAAACGAACGCCGTCCGTGTTAGGCAAAATGGGCGTTTGCGGGCCTTTGGGGATAAAAAAGTGGATAACAACCAAAAGACACGTTTTTACTGGGGCAAATCAAGGGTTTCAGGATGTGGAAACAGGATTTTGAAAGACAGATTTGTAAAAATGTCCGTGGAAATCATAAAAAACAGCCCTCAAACACGCATAAAGTACAAGAAAAAACGTGTCCGCGAAAGGAGAATTTATGGAACAGCTACGATTAACCCTGCCGGAATTAGAGCAGGAAGAGAAACAGATACGGGAGAATCTGGGAGGGATCGTCCGGAATTTTGTCAAAACAGGGTGGCATCTGTCCCGGATAGACAGATCAGGAGCTTATAAGTTAAAGGGCTATCACTCTGTCACGGAATACGCCCGGGAAACCTTTGGCATGACACCGGACGGAGTAAGCCGGTTCATCCATGTGTACGAAAAATATTCCATTCAGGGAGACACTCCGGAATTACGGGAAGAATACCGGGATTTTAATTTTTCCCAGCTTACGGAGATGCTGCAGCTTCCGGAAGAAGACCACACTATGATCCGGCCGGAAACAAAGCGAGAAGATATCCGGGCTTTGAAGAAATTTAATAAGCAGTCTGAACACAACCCGGACAACCTCCTGAACTGGCAGCAGGAACCGGACGATATCATCCGGGAGGCGGTGAAAGACTTCTTTTTTTCCAGGAAAAAAGATCTGAACGGAATCTACGAACAATATGGTATTGGACCATATCCGGAAGAAGATATAAAAAAGATGGCCAGATTCCTGTATCACGAGAAGAAAAAGAAATTCCAGAATGACCGGATATTCCTGATGCTGTATCCGGATCAGGTTTTTATCAAAAGTTCTGACGGAGAGCTGCATGATATCACCTGGACAGAATTTTTCCAGGTCATGGGAACCATCTTTGACAGCTCGGCAGCAGGGAAAGATACATGGGAGAATTATTTTAACCCAGATCCGGCCGGAGATTCCGAGGAACAAATCCCCGGCCAGGATAACATCATGAACCACCCGGAATATCTTCCAGGGAAACTCCATGGCCGGAAATTCGAACATTGCATGTATCTCCCGGAAGAGGATTGTATTTCCGAAGATTGCGGATCCTGCGAAAAGAAGAGACTTCTGGATCAGCAGGAAGCAAAGGTGCAGAAAACAGAGGAGAAAGTCAAAGAACTAAAAAAGCCGGATCCGGAAGAAGAAGAATATCTCGATGCAGCAGCCAGACATTTGATCTGGTCTTTTCGGGACTGGATGAGAGAAGACCATATGAACAGGGTAACACTGGTAGATAAATCCCCGGGAGAGTTAAAAAGAAAACTGGGACCAGACGGCCGTACAAGATGGTTTGCCACAGACAAAGGCACAGCCCATATCAATATGTTTGATGATTACGTCCAACTCTGGGACGAAGAAAGCAGATACATGGGAGATTACGATTGGTTTTACCTTGCGGCGGCCATACAGAGCATGTGGAATGTAATTGCTTTGGAAAATGCCAAGAAAGCAAGAGAAGAAGCTGAAACGGGACAGGGAAATGCAGCCAGAGATCCGGAGGGACAAGTAAAACCGGAACTTGCGCCGGCGCAAGCAGAAGTGATTCCTGTAGAGGGCATTGATGCAAAGGATATAAAAACAGAAAAACTTTCCCTGGATAACCTAAGCATCCAGATAAACACAGATGTATGGCCGGAAGATTTATCCGATATCCCGGTACCGTCTGAGTTATTTATCCGGGAATATCTGGAAGAGGAAGAAAAGATGCTGAAGGACTACCTGGAATGTGAGGGCCTTCCGGAGAAAACAATCCTCCGGCAGCAGTTAAAGGTAGCCGGTCTCAGGATTCTCCGAAACCTGGTCAAGGATGTTCTGGAAACGGAAGAAGATGAAATAATCCAGCCGGAGCTTCCTCGCCTGAAAAACAATGAGGAGCGGAAAGAATGGCTGCGGAATTACAGAACATGGCCGCTTCGCCATGTGGACGCCTACACAGGTGCAAAATACTACGAGTACCGTTTTGATAACGGCGCTGTTCTGGTAGCGGAAGAATGGAAAAGTCAGGGAGACAAATATATACCGGATCATGAAACAGTCTACCTGCACCTGATCGGAGGACCGGAAGCCCCAAGGGGACAATACGGAATCCGGAAATGGGAGACACATGACAGATTCAACCGTTTTCCGGACAGTGAGACTGCGATTGTGGAATTTTTGAAAGCAGTCCAGAAGTAACGGAAAGAGAGATGGAGGAACATAATGGGAAGAGCAGAATTAAGACGCCAGGCCAAGAGCCGGAAGAAGGAACAGGAAAAGATCAGCAAGGTATTAAAGAATGCGGGATTTCCGGAATTTCAGCTTCCTCCGGCGCCGTTAAAGACCACAAATCTTTCCGCGCAGGAAGTGGCTAACATTACCGGTACTAAAATTGCCGTCCTGGAA